CGAGAACTGCTGGCCTGCATGGTAGCTCTGCTGGTTTTCGGTCTGGTCGTCTCCATTCTCCATTCTCTTATAAAAATTATAGTGCTACTTAGTACATAAAAGCTGTGTCCAGACCCGGATGCAGATCCCTGACAGCAAAGCCTGTTTTGGTCTAAAAAGTTATCCACAACTTATATTAATAAATACTTGTAATTAGTTAGGACATGATTATATATAATATATGAGCGTTCGTTATGTAAGGGTATTAATAAACCTTCACCTAGCTAGGTTGTTCGCTCTAAAGCCAAAGGAGGCAACATGAACAAAAAGAAGGAAATAGACAAGTTAGCAAGGCTAACTATCCTAAGCAACTTCATCAGTTCGAAGTTGAAGGAGCAGAAAGATTTGGTCAAGTCTTTCGTTGAGGAAGAAGACAAAGTCCTCAAAGGTATTGATCACAAACTTAATGTGATCGTGCGTGAGTATGAAAGATTTGATAGCGAGTCTTTCAGAAAAGATCAACCCGACGTGTATAAGTCATACAAGACTAAGCTTGTTAGGTCTGTCGAGTTGAAGCCTGTCATTGACTCAGAAGAAGAGAGCGAGATTCTTACAGAGAACTTCCCACTTCTTCAAATGCAAACTCAATAACATTATCTCTAGTGCGAGGGCAAACGCCCTCGCTCGTTCTCCATTCTCCATTTCAAAATAACCTTTTACCTAGGTGTATAGTATAAGTTAGCGGTTCCCCCGCCACGCTGTCCGTAAAAAAACAAGCAGGAAATGAGCAAAGAAGATTCAAAAAGTTATCCACAGAAAAGAAAAGTTATCCACAAGTAATAAGTTGTAAGAAGTTAGGATTAGTCTATTATAACAGAATGCCTAACAACAACGATTTGGTTAATAGACCTTTTGCGGACTTGCAAGAGCGTCTTGACTCTGTATCAAGGCTAGACAGAGATAACCAAATATCAAACCGAAGAGAGGTAGACTACCGTGCTATATGCGACTATCTTAATTCTGAAATTTTTCATCTTATTGCTAGTGTTGATGACCCTAAAGTAAAAGCTTGGGCTCGTAAGATTGTAACCAATCTACACAGCATGGTGGGAAAAGATATCTTATAACCACGTCTGTTAAGGGGGGATTACTCCCCCCTGACTACTCCCTGAACTCCCCAGCATCTACCAGTTCTTCTACCAGGTCTTCCATCTGGCAAACCCATCAACAAACCTACAAATACTACATATAGAGATCCTAAGCCGTTTTTGGCACAAGATGTCGTATGCTCGACCCCCACCCCCCTAAAAATGCAATATGTAACTACATTGCGAGCACGTAGGTTGAGTTTTACACAGATAGTATGTATGATATAAATTCTGAGATGAGAAACGAATTTGATGTCACCTCTATGGATGACCAAGAAGCAAGAGAAGCTTTACTTAAACTAGAACTCCGAAAGACACAACTAGAGCTTGCAAAAAAGGCAAGAGACTCCTTTCTAACGTTCGTTCATACTGTGTGGCCAGGGTTCGTGGAAGGTGAGCACCACCGCAGGATCGGTGAGAAGTTCGAAAAGGTACTATCGGGTGAAATTAAAAGATTAATTGTAAACATGCCCCCTAGACATACGAAGTCAGAATTTGCGTCCTTTCTCTTTCCCGCTTGGCTCATGGGCCACAAACCACAGACCAAGATCATTCAAACAACACACACAGCCGAACTCTCT